GATATCTCCGATTCGTGGCGGCGAGAAGATTGACGAGGATTACTTCGGTCCCTGTATCGTGTTCCCTCATTTCTGGGAAGGTAGGCTTGTGGGATGGCAGCACCGCTGGACCAACCACGGCATCGACACACCTAAGTGGCTCCCCAAGTACACGAACACCAGCGACTTCCCCAAATCGCACACGCTTTACAACTACGACGTGGCGATCAAACACCCTTCCAACCGCGTGGTGGTGGTCGAGTCGGTTCCGACGGTGCTCTTCCTAGAAAGCATGGGAGTCAACGCCGTGGCTACCTTTGGATCGAGTGTCGTGGATGCCCAGATGCGCTTGTTGCGACGCTTCGAGCATGTGATCCTGGGGCAGGACAACGATGCACCGGGAGCCAAGTTCGTCAAAGGCGCGCGAGCCTACCTGGAGCGCTACGTAGAGGTCACTACGCTCGCTCCCGTGCTCCTCGGAGACGGAGCAGACCTGGGAGACTACATCAAGACGGACGAGCCTGTAACCAACCTCTACGACCACCTGGAAAAAGCCGTAGAAGACGATGTTTTGGACCTATTCTGAGGCATAATAGACGATGGGAATGACGAAGTACCAGTCGGTCGAGAAGGCGGAGGTTCTATCCCCCGAGGATCACGAACGTATTGGAACAGAGCTTCGTCGTCTAGGCAAGACCAACGCTCAAGACCTTACTGAGGCTGAGCGTAGGCGCGTGCTAGACTCATCAGAGTAATGAAGTTTGGCCCGAATGGGCCTTGCTATACTCACAACAACAAAGGCAATCGGGATCAACCCGGCCAAAGGAGAAGACTAGATGTCTGAAATTCGCAGGGGCTCGGCAGCTATTCAAGATGCTGCTAAGTCATCAGGAACGAGTGAGTTCCGCCCTTTCCTTCCGTCGATCTACTGGAAGGATGATCAGGAGGAGCGCTACGTACTCTTCCTCAACGAGGTCGAGGACATGCCGCTGTTCGACATGATCCAGTACATTCCCACTGACAGTGGTTTCTTCCAGGAAACTGTCTCGAAGACCGATCCGTTCTTCGGAGAGCGTTCGGATGAGTTCGAGTCCAAGTGGGACGCAACGATCCGCAAAACCAACGTTGCTATCGCTGTCGAGCTTGAGCCCGTGGTGGAGGTCGTCAACAAACGACGCAAGCCGCGCGGTTTCGAGGTCAAGACAGTGGAGTACGAGCGTCGCATCTTCGATGATGACGGCGAGGCAACAGGTGAGACAGAAGAAGTGACGGCTCCTGCCGTTGGCTACGTGGCTCAGAGCCCGAACAACTTCTTCAACCAGGTCAGCAACTACGATGCGAACGAGGCTCCGGTCACCGCGACGGCGCTGAAGATCACTCGTATTGGCAAGGACAAGACCACCGTCTACCAGATCGTCGGTTACGACGAACTCCCCATCGATCTGTCCAACTTGGTTGGGTACATTGACGGGATCAGTTACCTGGGCGACGACCTCGATCCTCTCCTTGATGAGATCGAGGACCTCTCACCGGAGGAGGCCGCGCTAGCAATCGGCCGCAAGCTCCTCGACAAACGCGAAGAGGAGTTGATCGATGACGACCGCTACCAGGAGTTGCTAGAGGGCGTCACGGAGTCGATGGACAAGTACGGCAACAAGAAGAAAAACAAGAAGAAGGAGAAAGACCCACCGAGGAGTCGGGCGGCTGCGCGTCGTTCGACAAAAGCAACGGAGCCCGAGCCGGAGGACGCAGGAGACGATCCTGACGAGCCCGCTTCTGACCCGGAGCCTACCGAGGAGGTCAAACCTGCCCGCAAAGCTGCCAAAAAAGCAGCAGCGAAAACGTCCACCAAACAGTCTCCTGAAGACCGGATGGCGGAGTTGCGCAAAAAGGCAGCGGAGAGAGCAGCAGCGCGAAAGTAACGCGCGTGCTTGATCCAAAGAAAGGCATCGCTCTATTCACCGATGGGTCGTCCTATTACAAGGACGGCTCCGGTGGATGGGCGTGGGTCGCCATTGACTGCTTCGGCGGCGAGGAGATTGGCTCCGGCTATGTCCCCGACACGACGAACAATCGAATGGAGATGCAGGCATGGGTTGAGGGCTTGAACCATCTGGTCGAGACTCTTGGCCCATGCGATGTTCTTCTCTACAGCGACAGCGAGTACGTGGGGCTCGGAGCTATGGACCGATCTCGCGCTCGCAAAAAGAACAAGGACCTATGGGAAGAAATTGATGAAGCGATCGACCGCCACAAGTATGTCGAGTTCGTGTGGGTCAAGGGTCACCACGAGAGCCACTACAATCACCTAGTAGACGAGCTAGCAGGCAACGCAAGGAAGATGGGTAGCCGATGAGTCTCCATGTACATAGCGAGTATTCCGCCCTCGACGGTTGGTCAACCGTTGATGAGATTGCGGAGCGCATGCTGGAGATCAAGTGCCCGTTCTGCGGGCTCACCGATCACGGCGTGGTAGCTGGGCACATCGAGTTCGACAAAGCCATGCGCAGTCGTGGCCTCAACCCCGTGTTCGGAGCCGAGCTATACCACGGGATCAACTTCGGCACCCTCAAGAAAAACGAGCGCGACCAGGCCCACCTTATCGCCCTGGCTATGACCGACGAGGGCCTAAGGAACCTGTGGTGCCTCACCAATGCGACGGCTGCCCGCGACCACTTCCACCACGTTGGACGTGTGACTAGTGAGGACATCATAAGGTACAAGGAGGGCATCGTATTCACATCAGCATGCCCGCTCGGTCATGTACCCCAAGGTCTGCTCAAAGGTGATACCACGATGCTCAACTGGTACCTCGAAAACCTGGGCGACAACTTCTGCATGGAGATCACGACGTATCCCGGTGATGTTGAGTGGCGCGACAGGGACTCTGACGATGACGAAGCGACCATCACTCCGCAACTCATCAACGAACTGGTCGTAGATACCGCTCACGAGCGAGGGGTGCGAGTCACTTACGGGGATGATGGTCACTACGCCCGCCTGGACCAGTACGAGGCTCACGATATGTACATCGCGGCACAGCTACGCGAGTCGATATATACGCCAACCGAGGACCGCAAGATGTGGCATCCTCCTGGAGCGCTCTGCATCAAGGACGAGGCGACCGTGCGCGAGAACCTTGGCTACCTGCCCGAGTCAGTGGTTGATGAAGCGATCAACAACACGTATGAGATTGGTGAAAAGGCCGACGCCCACCTGCCCAACGTAGAGAAACCTCACATGCCGATCTTCGTGCCAGCCGATTGTCCGTGGCTGGAGGATACGGACGAGGACGTGGCAGAAATCTTCATGCGCCTAGTGACCGAAGGCATCGAGCGCATCTACGGTGGCACGGAGAAAGAGGTCGAGGCGATTGAGAAAGCCATCAAGGAGATGGAAACCCTCATGGAGGATGACCTGGAGCATTACTTCCTCCTGGCGTGGGACGTGATCCAGTTCTGCAAACTGGAAGAAATCAACGTGGGTCCTGGACGAGGATCATCCGCCGGGGCGATCGTCGCATACGCTCTGGGCATCACGGACGTGGACCCTCTCCACTATGACTTGTACTTCGAGCGATTCTGGAACAAGGGGCGCACCGATGGCTTCCCTGATATCGATACTGACTTCGCCAAGTCTCGCCGTGGGGAGATTCTTGACTACCTGATCGCGCGCATTGGGCTAGAGCGCGTCTGCTCCATCGGAACGGTGACCCGCATGAAGCCCGTTGCCGTCATCGAGAAGCTTGCCATCGCATGCGAGATCGATCACGGTTCAATGGAACAGATCAAGCGTATCGTCAAGCAGACGAAGGACATCGAGATTCACGGCCACGAACAGATCGGATGGAACCCTGAGCTTGAGCCTGGAAAGATCATCTACGTCAATACATCCACGGAGCACAACCCCGAGGGTGACAAAGTAGGTGAAGAAATCCAGGACTGGATCGGCGATGATAGGCTACGCGCCAAGTTCATCGAGATGTGTGAACACGCATGCTCGCGTGCCAGCAACTACGGCATCCACGCTTCCGGGATCGTGGTCGCTGACATCGATCTCTCCGGCTACGCGCCTGCGTACCTGCGTGGCGGCGGTAAAACGGAAGGTATCCCAGCTACGCAGTTCCCCATGTCAACGATCGAGAACTTGAAGCTCCTGAAGCTCGATGTCCTGGGGCTCAAGACGCTCGACACCTTGGCTGTGTGGGATCAACTCATGAAAGAAAAAGGGACCGAGACTAAATGGTCTGGTCTTGATCTCCAGGACCACCCGGAGGAGATGTGGGACTTGCCAGAGGAAGGGTTTGTCTCAGGCATCTTCCAGGTGGAGACACCAGGCGGCAAGGTGCTCGCTGAAAAGCTGAAACCACGCTCGATCGAGGAGCTTGCGGTCCTTGGTTCCCTGAACCGCCCTGGACCTCAACGAGATGGTGTTCCTAACAGGTACATCGCTCGCATGGAGGGACGCAGCGAGGTCACATACCCCCATCCCATGCTGGAAGAGATTCTGAAGCCGACCTACGGGCTTTTTGTTTACCAGGAGCAGATCATTCGGTTCATGGGTGCCCTTGGGTACTCGCTCGGCGACGCTGACGCTGTGCGAAAGATACTTGGAAAGAAGCATCCGGAGAAGCTGAGTGAAATCTTCGAGGGCTTCAACGAGTGGGACAAAAAGGGCTTCCTTGCCGTTGCTGTTGAAAAAGGATTCACCAAGGAGTCGGCGACAGAGGTCTGGAAAGGCATCGAAGGGTTCGCAAGCTATTCATTCAACAAGTCCCACGCCGTGGCGTATGCGATCATCGGCTTCCGCTGCTTGTATGCCAAGTACTACGGTCCCCAGGAGTTCTACATCGCATGTATCCGTACAGTGGACAAGCAGAAGCGCGCTGAACTGACGCCCCAGTACATCAAAGAGGCTCGTCGTGCCGGGATCAAGGTACTGCCTCCGGACATCCGCTACTCGCAGGCGGAAGTGAACGTCCACGACGGGAATATCTACTTCGGATTCGGTGACATCAAGGGCGTGGGTACCGGCGGAGCGTACTTGGTCAAACTGCGCGACGAGGAGGGCTTCGATATCTCTACTCCCGAGTCATTTGAGGAGATGTTGGGGTGCTTCAATGAAGTGGCGCTTGCAGAAAAGAAGGAACTCGTGGCATCCGGTGATCTACCCGAGGAATGGAAGTCACCAAAGCAGATGCTCAATGAGAAAAAGCTTTCGCTGGTGCATGCTGTCGGTGCGTGGGATGATCTGGAAGGTGTAGCCGTGGACCTTCGCACCAAACAGAAGTGCGAGCTTGAGCTTCTGAATGTGATCCTGACTGACGACACAGAAGAAATCATCGAAGCTCACGAGGATGTTATCGAGCAGTGCTCTTCCTGGGATCAGGCAGTGATGACATGGGAAGACAAAGAGAACGACCCCGAGCAGGAGGTCGAGTGGGTCTACGAGGACACCGGGGAGGAGATACCTGCCGCCAAGAGGTACAGGGACTATCGCCTACCTGGTATCATTACAGAGGTAAGACCGACGAAGGTGAGAGCTAGTGGGAAGGCAATGGGTATCATCACAATCGAGTACGGCAGGCATGAGTTGCAGTTCGCATGCTTCTCGCACAAGTGGCCCACTAACAAGTTCATGTTCAAACCACACAACGTCGGCATCTTCTCCATCCGCCAGAGCGCTCCCACCGAGAAGCGCGGCGAGGGATATCACTTCGAGACGGGGCATTTGTTGAAATGAAGATCAGAGTCAAATTCAGAGAACCAGGACAAAGCTACACGTATGAAACCGATCTACCAGTAGCGGTCAATGATCAGGTACTTGTGCCTACGGATTCACCAATCTCTGGACCGGAGGAGAAGGCCGCAACCGTTGTCAGCCTTACCTCTTCCTACGACGGGCCATGCAAGGAAGTACTGGAGATTCTATGAGCAAGCAAACGCAACGCAAAAAGCTAGACGCAATGAAGACGAGCGCCATCAAAGCCTACGGGCCGCGCTCCGCTGCTATGGGCAGTGAGCACTACGTCTTCAACGCCGTGTCCACCGGCTCCCTCATGCTGGACTACAAGCTTGGCACCGGGGGTGTCATCTATGGCGGTCTGGTCGAGGTCTTCGGAGCCAACGGCCTGGGCAAGAGTAGTGCCCTTCTCTACGGCACACTCGCTAACGTGCAGAAGGAAGAAAAGCTCGCGGCGCTGATCGCAACCGAGCCTATCTTTGACAAGAAGTGGGCAGCCAAGCTTGGCCTTGACCCCGACTTCCTCCTCATCCTGCGTCCGGAAAACGCCCAAGAGGCGTTCGACATGATGCGTGATCTGACGTTCAATACCGACATCGACTTCATCGGCATGGACTCACTCGGCGCGATGGGTAACGAATCGAGTCAGAAAGAGGGCGGTAGGCCCAAGGCATACGGCATCTCAGGTGAGGTCACGTCTGGACTCAACGACATCATGCCCCGTGTGTACAAGTCCAACAAGGGCATCATGGTCATCAACCAGCAGCGCCAAGCTGGGCAGGCGAACGGCAACACCTTCTACGAGTCGCCCGGTGGAGAGGCCCTGAAGCACCACGCCTGGGTACGCATCCAGGTCAAGCCAGGGTCGAAAAAATACCAGGTCAAGATCGATGGCGAGGATGCGCTAGCCGGTCGGGAATTGAAGTGTACCTTCAAGAAGCCCAGCAAGGTATCACATCTGCTTGGTAAGTCTGCTGAGTTCGACTTCTACACGATCGAACACCCGGACTTCGAAAACCTGATTGGCATCGATCAGGTGGGTGATTACGTGAAAGTCGCCAAGGTCACCGGGGTCTTCAAATCACAGGGCTCATGGCTCGAACATTCGGTGTTCCCCAAAGGGAAAATCCAGGGCATCGCCAAGGCTCGCAAATTCTTCACCAAAGAGCCAGAGGCGATGGAGGCCGTGCGCAATGATGTGATGAAAGTCATGATCCAGCAAGAGCTTGAGGCCCAAGAGAAGTCCGGTCCCCCGTCCGATGAGAGCGGGGGCGACGATGGCACGTCGGGGGACGAGTAAGCGCCTCTCAGTGGACCACGAGGAAGCTATCGCCCGCGCCTACGGCGGAAAGCGCTCGCCCTCCTCAGGAGGAGCCGCACACGACTACGGCGATGTAAGGTGTCCGACGGTCTTGATAGAGTGCAAGGCCACCATGCAGGAAGCCAAGCCCAAAGTCCTCAAAGAGTTCGAGAAGATCGCCGTCGAGGCATACGCAGAGGGGCGCGAACCCGCGTTGGCCCTGCGCTACTATGCCCCGGACAGCATCCTGGCTGACACCGATGGATGGGTCGATCTGATCGTGCGCACGGTAGGCGACGACAAGGAGCGCGAGCCATGCTCAAGCTAGACAAAACTCAGATTACCAAAAACCTCGGTAAGAAGTACAAGTACGTCCCCTACCTGGAGAAGGCGATTGCCGAGTTCGATGACGAATGGCAGTTCGTCTATCAGGAAAAGGAAGATGACAAGTACTGGCATCCCTCCGGCCATTGCCTGCCCTCCCTTCAGGAGCTATACGTCATCGCTTGCGGGGAAACAGAGCGCGAGGCGATCTCTGGGTCCTTGCGCAAGATTTTCCAGGTCGGTCACTTCTGGCATCAGTGGCTCCAGTACATCACCCTAGAGAAGCTAGGATTCTGCGACGCTGACGCGATCGAGCGTCGTGCTATGCGCGCGTGGGGCGAGAAGGAAGTCGCCCGAGTCGGCATCAACGAGCATGGCCTGACGGCAGAGGGGTGGAAGCCTGCTCCCTATCACGCGGTACTAGGGTCAGGGGATGTGGCTCCGCTCAAAGCTCCTAACTGGACTGGCATCGTGGATTACAAGACGATGAACTCCAATAGTTTCGCGCAGCCGAGGATACCTGAGCGATTCGATGCCAAGTACGAGTGCCAGATCAACGTCTACATGGACCTCTTTGATGTGGCCGAGGCAATCATCCTGCCGATCAACAAGGACACCTGTGAATTCAAGGAGTTCTTGTACGAGCGCAACCAGCCGTTGATCGATACGATTTACGAGAAGTGGGAATTTGTAAGCGTCTGCCTTGATGCGGGCGAGCCACCCACGCAGGCCGACAACGATATGTTCGACCTCGATCATCTGCTAGTAGGGCCGATATCGACATGAACGTGCTGGCCGTTGACCCCGGTGCAACTCGCGCCGGATGGGCCGTCCTGGGAGAGCCCGGTAAGGACGGCAAAGCCAGCTATATAGCGTCAGGTGTGGTGCATCACCCTCGCCTGCCCAAACAGGAGTTCCAGAAGTACCGCATGGAACTCACTGAGCACTGGATCGAAGAGGCTTTCGATCTCATGGAAGAGTACAAACCGTCTGTGCTGATCTCGGAGACGGTTCCTTCGCGTGGGCCGGAGATTATGGACCAGTTGTACCTAGTCAACGTCCAGGTAACCGTGCTCCACACAATTGCCCTGACCTACGGGGTGAAAGTGGAGCAAGTATCCGCCCGCACAGTACAGTCCAAAATTGCGCTGCGAAAGAAAGACGTGAAAGTTACGAAACCTCAGGTCCGTAATGGTGTATTGTCACAGTTCCCCGAGTTGGCAGAGCGGCTAAAACCTAAGGGCTCCCAGATATTTGAGGAGTCTGACGCCATCGCAATTGGCCTGTGGTTTTTCAACTGCTATACTGTTTCAGTGAATGACAGCCGTAGCGAAAAAGATAAACAAACCAACTGAGCCGATCCCGCTTCACAGAATCCTTCGGGAGGTCTTGCGTCACTACACGGAGTACCGCGAACTAGTGAACCAAGATGGACGCCTGCACGTAATCGACTACGGGTATTGGGTGTACAACGAGGATGGCACACGCAAGGAGAAACAGGATGTGTCAATCTCCTTCTGGGATTTGTACGAGGGGCTCAAAGAGTTGGCTCCCCGCAAGCGTGAGGCAATCTTCTACAACGTCATTCTTGACATGAAGCAAAAGGACGTAGCCAAAATTATGGGCATAACTACTGTGAGCGTCGGCCAGTACGTGGAGGCAGGAACGATCCAACTGGCCAAGAAATACTTCTCGGAGGCCGAGGATGGCTCATTGTAGAAGTAATGGAAATGGTGGATTGGTAATGTACGACGACACTGAGCCGGAGGAAGTGGTCGAGGACGACGAAGACCTCCTCCCAGAAGAGGACGAGGGTGAGGCGGAGTTTGATCCCTCTGGAGACTACACGTCCGAAGAGCTAATTGCCTTCGCCGACAAGCTCTTGCGAGAAGACTCCAATCGTGAGCTATGCCGCAGGTGCAAAGAGAAAGACAAACGACCTGACTTCCTCCCTTACGGAGAAGAGACAGGAGAGATAGAGTCTGTCCCCCAGTACACGGGCGACGGCGATCCGCTCTTGGATGACGAGGGCAATCAGTTGTATCTCGACTTCCCTGAAATGAAATGTGACAAAGGGCACCGCTGGTTCCAGGGCGAGGGGCAGCGACGTGACATCAGGGGACCCAACCCAATCCTCTTCGAGAGCCACTTGTACAATCGCAAACGTAGAGAGATTTACGTCGAGGCCGGGACTCCCGATCCGGCGTTTACGATGGACAGGAAGGGCCGTCCCACACAGGGCATCTATAATAGAGCCCATCCCGAGGGACGCAAGATCAACACCAAGGCACAGAGGGCAAAAAATGGAGCGAGTTACTACCGATGAACAATACGTATGACATATTGAAGGGATCAACGGTCGTAGGTTGGGCCAATTTGGTCAGAGAGTCAGAGGGCGAGCACCCTAGCACGCTGCGCATTGGGCAGTTGGTTGGCGACCGGGCTTGCAAACTCTCCAACGTAGACTATGACGCCATCGTGGAGGATTGTCATGTCGATTGGACACGCCTGGACCATGATCGCGTCCTAGACGAACAGCCGTGGGGAGTGGAGCCGAGATGAGCGCGGGCGCATTTGGTTACCGGGATTTGCTAGAGCCTGACGATAAAGAAAGGCTAGAATCGCACGTCCTCAACTCCCCGAACGACCTCATCACGCGCATCATTCTCAAGCTGTACCAGCGCATCGAGAGCTTGGAGAGCGAAGTGGCAAGCCACTCCTCAGTAGTGAACATGCATAGACCGCTTGGATAATCATGGCCGAAGTTGACGACATCGAGGCGCAAGAACTGGGCATCTCGGATGACGAGCGCAGGAAGCGCAAACGCATCCTAGACAAACGCTCTGGCGCTGACCTCAAAAAGCGCTGGGAGCAAGGTGACCGCGCCGAGATAGAGGTACGCGAACGTGAGTCATCGCCGCCAGTCATCAGCGAGCCGCGTTGCCATGTGTGTCAGAGCGAGTACCGGGAGTTCATTGAGGAGCAGCTAATCAAAGGCCACTCCTACGAACGCATCGCCAAGCAGATACCGCCAGGTGAGGATGGAAAGAAGATCGACCGCCGCTCGATCTCCAACCATCTCAAGGAACACATGGACCTCCAGCGCATGGCGATCCGCGAGGAGCTTGAGGAGGAGGCACGTAACCTCCAGCAGAACGTAGAAGAGGGATCGCTGGGAGCCAAAACTGACAGGGGTATCCTGAAGGTGCTCGTTGCCAAAGGGTTCGATGATGTCCTCAAAGGCGTCTCGACCGTCGAACCAAAGGACCTCATCGCCATCATCAAGCTGCTCAACGAGTTGAACAGCGATGCCTCCAACTCACGCGCAGAGGAGAACGAGATCGCCTTGCGGACGTTCGTGCGCGCGATCGAAAACGTATGCTCACCCGAGATGATCAAGCAGATTGTGGCCGAGGCAGAACGCATCCGCAACATGGACGACGTAGAGTTTGCGATGGAAGGCGTAGTCATACGCGATGACCGACAAGCGCTAGCCCGCGCCCCCTTGGAGCTTGAGGGGGCATCGGATGAGAGCGCACGACTCCAGGAGGTTCCCAGTGGAACATAGGTTTGGCAAGTGCGATCACTGCGGCACATGGCATCAGATCAAGGTGGTAGACTTTGGGGGAGTCCCAATCGAGTCCTGCCCGCATATCCCCGAGAACGTGATGTTCGCTATCAGTGACCCAGAAAAAGACAACCCGATATCAGCTTCTTACCGAGGACCTTCTTGATACGATAGAGGGTGCTCCGCGTTCCTCTCAGGAGGAGTACCTGTTCCTATCCGAGAGTGACGAGTTCAAGGGCCGTTGGGAGGTCACAGCGCTCTGGGCCGACTGGTTCTTCGACTTCGAAGAGATCGTTGGGCACTACCGCACGGTATCTCCTGCCCGGCTGGACACCTTCCTGTCGTTCGCCAAGAGCGGTGGCTACAAGATCGTCTTCACCGATCCGCCAGAGGACATCCTGGATGCATACGAGCGTTTGCACGATCCCCCACCGTTCTCTCTCAAATCCTCACTCGACAACACCATCCACGGGATGTTCCCGTGGCAGGTCGAGGGTTTCAACAAGCTCGTGCGCGATGAATCGATCGACTCAGGGCTAGTCATCTGGGACACAGGTACCGGCAAGACGGCCTTCATCGCATCCGCCCTCGAATGGCACAACGGGGAGGGGCACCCGTATGACATCGGGCTCGTTGTCGTCAAGAAGAACAACAAGATCGACACGCAGCGCAAGCTCCTCTCCCTTGCTGGGCTCGATTCATTCGTGCTCGCGGGTACACCCAAAAAGCGCGACCAGGTATATGCAGAAGTGTCGGACTCTCTGGGCGATAAAGCCAAACCGATCTTGATCACCAACTACGAGAGCTTCCGCCAAGACGATGAGATGTTCAAGTGGCTGATCGAAGACCGCGACTGCCTAGCCTTCTGGGATGAGATGCCTACGCGGCTCAGCAACCGTACCACGCAGGTATACGAGACGGTCCAGAAGTGCCTTTGGAGGACGTTCCAGCCTCGTACAGGGCCTCCGACGCCTCGACCCAGGTGGTTGCGCCAGTGGGAGCTTTCTGCGACTCCCATCGAGAATTCGCCTGAAGGCTTGTTCAACTGCGTGCGACTACTCGATCCGCTCCTGCTCGGTAGTGTCACACAGTTTGATGCCTCATACGTGATCAACCGTAATCCCGTGTCACACAAGCCGGAACGATGGGGTAGGCTCGACAAGCTAGCGGGCAAGATCGAGTACATGACCCATCGCGCTAGCTTGGACGATCCCATGATTGCCAAGATGTTCCCCGAGATCATGGAAGACCCCTTGATCATCGACTGGGACCCACGCGACCGTGCGATCTACGACATGCTCGCCAGCAACGCCGTGAAGATTCTCGAAGAAGAATCAGAGTCAGAAGAATTCAACGTGCTAGCGCTCATCCAGGTCATGCAGATGATCTGTGACGCTCCGTCGATGATCGGACAGTCATCGGAGAATCACAAGGAGTTCCAGAGGGTTCTCCTGGACGTAGAAGACGAAGACGAGATGCCCCGGATGACCAAGGGGTCAGAGATTGCCGTGCGCCTCGTGGAAACTCTCAAGAAAGCCCCCACGGACGATCGCCACACGAAGTTCGAAACCCTCCACGAAATCCTCACGGAGAAACACCCTGATAGCAAAGCCCTCATCTACATGACCTGGGCCTCCTATGGCTTCGAGCCGGTCTGCGCTAAGCTTGATGAGTGGGGAATCACCTATGTCTCATACACCGGCACCGACAAACAACGACAGACGGTCAAGGATGAATTTCGAGCCGATCCAGATATCCAAGTCTTTCTCTCCTCCGACAAGGGATCAGACTCGATTGACCTTCCTGAGGCTGCGGTCGGAGTCAACTACAACCTACCGTGGACATGGACCCGGAAGCGCCAACGACAAGGCCGCAATAATCGAGTCGATTCTAAGCTCGACACCACCTGGTGGTACGACCTGATCATGGCTAACAGCGTCGAGGAGCGCAAGCAGGAAATCATCGCCACTAAGAAGGGCTACCACACCCAGTTGTTCGATGGCAAAGCAGCGGAAGACTCCATCGCTTCCAAGCTCACGCGCGATGACTTGATTTACATTCTCAAGGGTTAGTGAGGCGATTTGCCTTTGAGCCCTAGCAATGCTTTGAGGCTAAAGCGCGTGCGTGCGCTTCTGCTACCGGCAAACGATAGCGAAGCTAGGAAGGTCTTGCCTGGCTTCGCTTTGGCTGCGCTTGACAGCGCCGTATCCGTGGCGTGAGCGGTACGGTGAGTGTTGCTCCTGACTACACCGGAGGTCAAAGAGATATCAGTCGTGTGACGCACGAGTTCGCGCGTGCGTTTGGGAGCGTCAGATGAGAGGCTTGTGTCGGTCGTTGATCGGAAGTAGTGGGTGGTGACCGTAGCTCGATCAACTGCGACTGCTTTGTCTTCCTCTTCACGGACTTTTTTACCACCACGAGCAATCCACACTCGTTTCGGCGTGCCCTCGATCGTCAAAGCGAAGTCGCCAGAGGCTTCGACTTCCTGTCGTTTCGGTGGGGTTTCAGTGTTCTGTCCACGGATGCGCGTGTAGACGTAACCGAAGTCAACGACGAGCAGGCTCAGCGCCTTCGAGGTAGAGAACTGACGGCCGAGCGAGTCGAGTACGGTCAGGCTGATAGATGTGGTCGGGTCGGGTACCTCGTAGGTGTGCGTAACGATCGGCCCGTGGCCTGTATGCCCGTCTCCGAAGTCCCAGAAGTACTCCAGGACCGTAATCCCCGGAGGAGCCGCGACGTGCGGCTGGACTTTCCCTTCCACCGTGTGCGCGATCCCGAAGAATTCAACGGCTAGGAAGACCGGGGTGGTTCCCCATGCGTAGCGGTAATCGCTGCCTTTGTCGCTCGGGAGCGGAGGGTAGGGGTAGAGGTCGCCGTCATATGTGGCGATGCCCGGAGGACCTGTCTGTTCAAAGAAGAAGTCGCAGGTGACGGGGAGCGGAGGCGCAGGTGGTTCTTGGAGGATGGACATTAGAATATCTCCACCGAGTGCGTGGCCTCGCTGCGCAAGCCGTTACGATCAATCGTCACGAGCGTCACGAAGTAGGTTCCTTCTTGTGAGTACGTGTGTTCGGTGATAAGCTGGTTGCCCGCTGAAAATGCACCGTCACCAAAGTTCCATTCGCGGAAGATAATGGCACCCGTACCCGGCGTTGATTCGTCAGTGAACTTGAACGATTTGACGGACAGTGGTTTGATGGCGAATTCAGCGATCGGAGCTTTCTTGCCCACCAAGCGTTCCTCAGGCCACACAAGACGACCGAGGCTTGCATACCGAGGAATGATCTTGGGAGACTTGATCGTGGCGTTCTGACGCAGCGCACGCGCTCGTAGCTGTAGCTCCTTGCCTCGCGGCGAGAGCAGGATACCCTTGTGGTTGACGTTGACGATCTCTCGGAAGTCGGTCCAGGGGGCGTAGTTGCTGTTCCACGGGTCGCTCACGGTCGAACGCGCGCTCCACTGCACGGTGCGCTCGAAGATCGAGATATTATCGACCCACCATGAGGACGCAACTTTGGTCGGCTGGAGTATCTGTACGCGGTATTTACCAGTCTGCACGATCTCTGTCGTGGGGAGACGGATCGTGACCTCCTGCCACTGGTTCGTTTCAAGTTCGGGCATGGGCAGCGGGATCACGGTACCTTCTTCGCTGACTAGCTGAGCGGTGATGTTGCCAAGCATCTCCTGGTTGAACGTGATGAACCCTTTGCTTGGGAAGAACGGCGGGAATTTACGCGGTCCAGGGAACGACGGAGGATGTTTGACTTCCACCGTTTCGACTGTACGTGGCTGGCCGGAGAACCAGATGAAGAAACGAATCTCAGCTTGCGTGAAGTCGATGAACTCAATGAGGTCAGTCGTAATGCCCACGTCTTTTTCGGTGCCGTTGGTATCGACACGGAAGCTTTCGCCACTGAGCGTGCGCGATTTATCGCGGGTTAGGATGACACCCGCTGATCCCGCTGGGGTGATTTCAAATCCCTGGTTCCACAGTTCTTCGTTGCCGGTGAAGTTAGCGAATAGCTGGGCTCCGTCAACTGGAGTAAAACTCGTCAGCGGAGTTGACTTGTATTCAGCGAAGACCACGCTACGCGGACGGATCGAACGCACGTAGGCATCATTGTCGGCGAGCAAGGCTTTCCACCCTACACGTCCTTGGCGACGACGGAATACGCCATCGTCTTCGATCACCGTGGAATCGAAGAGTGGTTCCTGCACTACGGATTTGTCTTTGTTCAGGGCGAAGATGCGCACACGCGCGCTAGAGTCTTCCAGTGAGCACACCATGAGGTATTCGAGGTTGTTGTCCAACGGTGGTACTTTGGGGAAGATGTAACCCGGCAGCACCGAGTTGGTCATGATGAGCTTTGTTTTTCCTTCGCCCCATTTGAAGGTAAAGGTGATCCAGCTTTGCTCGACGGGGCTCGGTACAGACAGGCGCTCCAGGTCTTTCATCTGCTCCAGTTGATCGAAGCGCGACATGGGCTGTTTGTCGAATTCACCAACGGTGCGGGGTACGAACTCTTCCGTTCCAAGGTCTGGCTGTGGGTGTCCGTCTAGCTGTGACTGCGTGACTCCGATGAGATCAAGCTGCGTCTGAAAGATCAAGGGCTCCTGGCGCATATACAAGACGACTTCGTTCTGTTTTGTCTGTGAGCCGGGATTGATGACGACGCCGAATTCGGTATCCACAGGGCGTGGGTCGTTGTAGCCCGGTAGGAGGTTGGCCTTCCAGAGAATACCCTGATCTAGGACTGGTCCATCCGTGACATCACCGTTTAGGGGAGTCGGCTTGCGCAACATGCCATTCCAGTTGTCGAAGTCTACCGTTGACACAACCCACCCTGGCTTCCCTTCTGTCGCGGCGAGAACGAGCTTCATTCCCATGACGTAGACGGTGCCCGATTTTCCTACGTTGCAGACGATCTTGATTCGCACGCCGGTAATCGCGGCGAGGTCGATTTCGTTTTGTTCTAGGGTGGAGCGTTCGATTATGAATTGGCTGTCTCCTTCGATAATCGCTTTGAGGCTTTCCGACAGAGCAACTGTGGCAGTCAATTTGGTGTTGGAGCAACGCCCTTCTGGGTCGGATGTGATTTCAATCCTGCTCTGAGCGATGTTGATAGCTTCCAACGGGAATTTGGGTAGCGCAAACGTGAATAGATCATCGTCGGTGAACCCAGTCGATAGGTCAACTGGGCGACTCGGAGTGATCGATTCGGATTCCGTCACGTTTTCGGCTAGGATTTCGATAGCCGGGTATTTGGACACTGCTGTCAGGTAGCCGAATTTACCCTTGGTCCATTCCTCTCCTGAGATCGACAAGAAGGTGCGCAGGTCAACGTGGCGCTGGAACGCTAGTTGTTCTTTGGTTTCCGTTTCAAAGGAATCGTAGTACAGCCATTCACGCTCAGTGAACTCCTCGGTGAGTGGTACATTTGATCGTTCGCGTTCAAGCATTAGTAGGTGAACCAGACGCTTTCTTCCCCATAGACGACTCCATTGTTTTCGACCGGGAAGGTTTCAACATTGAAGTCACTGAGTTCGGTATTCGTGTCGTCGGTCCCGGCCTCAATGTAGAGCCCCGTGTCTGATGATACCGAAAATTGGTTGCGCAGGAAGGCCAATTCTTTGAGTCCCGCGAAGTATGCACGATCGTTTTCGAATTTGCCGTTGAGTTCCTTGTATTCGTGACGACAGGTGACCCAGAAGTACATCACGGGCATCGATTCATCGAGCACGATAGCTTGCGTGTCCAGTCCAGAGACAGCGATGGTCGAGGTACCACGGAATTGCGGTTCTCCCTCGACTGGATAGCTTGGTGCGTTGTTGGCGTTGGTGGCTGCGCGCTGCCCGAGGAGGGTGAGAGGATCGGCCCTTGCGGCAGGGGGCTTCAGGTAGGTGTTGAGGGTTATTTCGATGCGGCGCAGAGTTTCAGGGTCAACGCGGTTGGATGCTGGCGGTGCAATGGATGGCGTAGGCGTTGGGTGTTCCGGCGAAGACGGTCCTTGGATCAAGTCTTCGATCAGGGGCTTGTAGCCTAGTTCGAGTGCATCGTATACAACACCTACGCGCTTGGATGTGAAGGCTGGCAACACGAGTTCTGCCAAGAATGGGGTGGCTACCCAGTCCGGGAATAGTTTGTACGTGGTCGGCTTCTGATAGTCGCCTGGTTCGTAGGGGCGAGCCTGTAGCTGGCTGAACTCGATCTTGATGAACTTGGCTGTGATAGGTTCAGGCAATGCATACGTTGTCTTGACGGATGTCACAAACGATTGTGGTACGTGAATCCATAGCTTCTGTTCCCACTCTTCTTCTGTCATTTCCCCACCTTCAGGGGTGCCGGTGAGATCATTCGTGTAGTAGACGTTGAAGGCTACGCCCGGCGTAATCGGATCGAGGATGATACTGTCGATCACAACGGGTTCATCAGAAAGCTCGGGTTCGGTTAGTTCAATAGACGCAGAGCGACCGCGCTGGTTTTCCCACTTGATGCTTGCCATATCGCCGTCGATGTACGGGGCTGCTACTGTGCCCGAGTTAGCCATCGCTGCATCGAGGTAGAAGGTGCGCGCGTTTGTCTCGTTAGCCACGGTGCGAACGCCTGCTAGAGTTTCCCCGCTTTCGATCGGGTTCAGGGTGACAGAGAAGCGCTGCCATTCTGGTGTGACGGTTACGACTTCTTCCGCTTTGCCGGTAATCGAGTTGCCAATTTCTAGCACCAATTGGTAACTCCCGACGTTGCTGCGGACCCACACGGAGAAGGTGATTGGTTTCGCTAGGCCCACTGAGATAGGGGTGAAAGCGCCTTCGGGTTCGTGATAGCGACCTTTGGCGTGTGCGACTGTGTTGACTTCGAGTGAGTTCAGACCGCGCTCAGCTTCGATCGAGTTGACGACCTTGATAGTGGCGAGAGTTTCAAGGATGCTGAAGGCCAAGACCGCCGGGAGCTTCTGACGAGCTTTGAAGCTGGCTTCTCCTTCTTTGCCCGCGAGAACTTCTTTTGCAGGGAGTGCCGGTGTCATGAGTTTTTCTTCGATGACCGGCTGCACCTGCCATGCGAAAGGCGCTTGCCCTACGATGTCATACTCGAAGCTGGGGTTGAGCACCGTGTTGATGACGCCATAGATCGGAGTCGAGGGGAAGGTGCGCAAATCTGAGTAGTGGCTGGTGACCGCGAACCTAGATGGCTGCGGTGCGGAGAGCCAGAACCCCGAGTTGGTATTCGCCCCGACAGGAGCTTGCGCACTGGAGTGGATGGCGACTGAGCGGTATGGGTCCCCCAGGAAGTCTGTGCCCGCGTCTGCGACCAAGCCGAGGAGACGGAAGGCGAATGACGCAGGAGGCGCTAGAAGGGCTTTACCGTTGCTCTGAAGGGCTTCTACGAACCCAGGCAGCGGGTTGGGCTGCGCGTAGTAGAGCTTTTCGATCCCCGACACGATCTGGATGCCGATGCGTAGCTCGGAGACGTTCGTGGTCATGCTGACATCAACCGGGATTTCCTCGCCCAGAATGGCGTCGATCCAGATGCGTTCTCCTTCGGCCTGAGCGCCCGTGGCAGTCCCTTTAGCTAGGACCTCCCATTCTGAGTTGCCGAAATTGTGCTGTTCGATGGTGTAGTTGAACGAGGCTGTCGCGGCAGCTTCTTTCTCGACGGCAGCTAGAATCTGAAACCCAGAGATACCGGGGAGGCGCGTCTGGCCAGTTTTGACGCCTCGCAGGTAGTCTTCTGGCAAGCGAAACTCCTGATAATAGAAGTTAGGGCCAGGGGAAAGTGACGCCGTGACGACGTTTTGGTCGATTACGACTCCGCTGTATTCGGCGCACAGGTTAGCCATCACCGATTATGAGTACGAAGTCGCCTAGTCCTGTGCTATCATGGGGAGCATGGATGGAGATCGTACAATCAACGATATAGTCAAAGATCAGATCGCGGCGCAAGTCAAGGTGATCAAACCACAGCCGGGTGACATTATTGTGGCCAAACTGGGGATCGTGGACATGGGCGAGGGTATGCCACCGTGGATTCCCAACGTCGATGAATTGGTCATGGCGCGAGAAGACCTTGAACTAGTACTACCAGAGGGCGTTGAGGCACTCGTGTACCATATGGGCCTTGAATTTGAGGTCTTGAGTGACCTCTCAGAGGCCGACCGCGTTCTTGTGACACAACCCTAAGGTGCTACATTGCGCCCGATGCGCAAGTTGCGAATCTCAACGCTGTAAGGGAACGTCAAACCTTTTTCCGGACGGGTAAACTCGAACCGGATGAACCGTGTGTAGATCATGGCTCCTAGTGACGTGCTGACATTCATGGTGATGAGCGACCACTGGTTGAGATTCTTGGCTTCGTAAGATGTGCTCTGCGTGGATGAGGCTTCGCGTTCATTGACGAGCGTCACCGGGATAAACCGGCGCTCTGGTGCTGCATCGAGCAGATCGTAACTCGCGGCGATCTTGAAAGGCTTCTGCGAGATTTCAAATGACAGGAAGTTGACAGCTTGCACCGCACCGAAATCGATCTCTAGGAAGTCCGACCCCGATAGGCGCTCTAGCGATGACCAGAAGGGTGCAGTTTCGGTTGGCGCTCCTTTGACCTGCGCTAGGTTCTGATAGACGGCCGGGTAGATCGAGTTCACCAAGGGTTCCGGACCTACTTTGGTCGTGAGGAGTTCGGGAGGATTGACAGCCGCATCGATAGCTTTGAATTCTTCGCGCGGGTTTTTGAAGACGGAGAGGAATGGGTACTGCGCCTGCTGCGAAGCAGAGAAGACACCTATGTGTTCATCTTTGAAGTTTTCAAGTTCGTTGAGATGTTCCGCGCCCTCTTCGGTGTACGCGACAGCCGCAGCGATGTTGTGGAAGTTGACGTAGTTTGCGTGCTGCCCGTTGATTGCCACGGGAGCCTCATTCTCCACACCCGGTTCGATCCACGTAGTGGCGCTTATGGGAGGCCACGGGAGGCCACGCTTACCTGTCACGTACCTCAGAACTTCGATGAATTCTGAGTCGGCGAACGACGCATTGGGAATCTGTCGCCTGGTGAGCCCAGGTGCTTTACCGGGGGTTAGGATGGCGGTCACTGGCTTGATGTTGTCGATGGCTACCTGTGCGAAGTACCAGTCTTCAGTCGGGATGACCGCTTCCTCACCGTCGGCCGAGACGCCAACCTGGTCAACGATGACTTCGATCTCGATCAAATGGCTTTCGTTATCAGCTAGCGAGTTCTGGGTGATGAGGAACTGCGGCATAGGTCTGTCCGCCAGTTCGTTGGTGAAACTGATAACCAATGGGTTGCCAGGAAAGGGTCCGCCAGTAACCGATACGTTGCCTTTTCCGATCACGGGTAGCGCTTCGAGCGCAAGGGTAAGCTCTTCGAAATCTACATCGAAGGGTAGCGCAAACGTGGTAGTGGTGTTCTGTACTTCTTCACCCTTGCGCCCTGGACCTAGCGGCATCGTGAGCTTGAACGTACCTGCGATTGCGTTGCCTTCCTCCACGGCGATCGTCTGCTGCGCGCTCTGAGGGTGTTCCTGTCGGGGAAGGAGGATGATCTCCTCGGTTGATTTGGTGAGGCCGATGAAAGCTAGCCCAAGCGGATCGTCTGAGAAGCCATCGTACAGCGCGTGGTAGTTCTCGATGACTTCCACAGCACGGTTGAGAGCCGACTTAGCAGCCAGGGTGATACCGAGCACCGTACCTCCTGCGCGAACTGCCTTGAGGTAGTTGATGGCGCGGTTCTTGTATGAGGAGTCTGATTCCTGGATGCTCTCCCACTGTTCGTTAGTGAGGAGCCCTTCGGTGTCGTCCGTGTATGTCTCAGCCGCCAGGCGAGCGAACGAGAATGGTTCTGCATAGAAGGCGTCGAGTTCGGTGGTGCGAAGCCCGTTGGCTTCGATTTTCAGACGAGCCTCTAGGTAGTTCTGCTTGAGCGTACCGACACCTGCTGGACCAAGCAGCGTGTACATGAGCGCCACGAGGTTAGAGTCCAACGACTTGTTGTACAGGGTTTCAGGGAAAGCTTCAAGGTAACTGACAGGATGTTTCGGACCACCTAGCGGCTCGATGAATACCTGCTGGTTGATGGTGGTCGTGATGTCGGGGGTTTCTACTGTCGTTCCTAGTGATTCCATAGCAAACCCGCTATACTGATTAGAGATGGGTTACTTTGATTGTTGGCAATGTCCGGGCCTGAGCAAAGACTATGGCTCTGTGCGATTTGATGGACGAGTACGGGTCGCTCATCGGGTGGCTTATGAACTGTGGTTCGACATGCAGATTCCAAAGGGATACGAACTTCATCACACTTGCGAAAATAGACGTTGTTACAATCCTGCTCATCTACAACTGACGCGGCCAAAGCGACATCCGGGCACCACGGGCTCAATGAATCGTGCAAAGACTTGTTGCCCGCAAGGGCATCCCTATACGCCTGAGAACACTTATTTCCGTAGAAAAGGTCCGCATCGAATTTGCCGAACCTGTGATTTGGCCAATCAAAAGAAACGGCGGATGCAGAATGCGGTGTAATTGAGAGTTCAGCCATCACCGATTATGAGTACGAAGTCGCCTAGTTGCGAAGGCCCTTGACATCCGCCTCAAGGCTTGCTAGACTCCCGCGCTCTATCCAAACGAACAAAGGATTACCATGAGCAAGAAGTTCCTTGTTGGAATCGTTGCTGCGGCTGCGCTGGGCTTGATCCCCGCGACTGCTTCGGCCTCGTCCACCAATCTCTGCGTCTCGTCGTCGCAGTTGGTGTCCGTGACAACGCCTCTGACGCTCGGAGGATGTCTCTCGGAATACACGTTGACGACATTCGGCGAAGTAGGACCAGAAGGAAAAGAAGGCAAAACCGGAGCGACTGGAGCAACCGGAGCAACAGGACCAGAAGGTCCGAAAGGTGCCGAAGGAGAAGTCGGTGCTCAGGGACTGAAAGGCGAAAAAGGAGAAAAAGGAACGACGGGTGCAACGGGCGCAACCGGACCAGAAGGCAAAGAAGGAAAAGGTTTGACATTTGGCGCGTATACGGGATCGGTGGCAATGAGTCCAGAATCCTCGGGTAGCGAATCTTATGGCACAACGCCTACAGAGGTAATTGTCACTGCGACGCTTACAAAGAAAGAAAAAGAGTCAGCATTTTGTAGGATCAAGGTTGGCGGTAAAGAAGTGACCCAGCTTCTTTGGGAAAACTTCAAAACCGAAGTAACACCCCATCTGAACGCGACTTTTATCGTTCCCCCTAGCACAACGTGGGAATGGAAAGAATGTTCGGGTTGGCTATCACTCAGCTACGTTTCGCTGTCCATATAATCCTCACGCCGAGATAGGTTGAGAAGGCAGACCTAGTTTCGCTAGGTCTGTCTTCTTGTATTGTGGCTAAGCCTTACCCCAAACATTCTCTGCACGCGATCTGATGATCAGACCAGGAACGGTATCTCCTTCCTGCAACCCGGTCGGCAATGCAGGCAACTCATCATCACGCAGGAAGAAGTCGGAATCAAATGTATATTCACCCCCCGCTATCGGTTTATTTCGTTTCGGCACAGCGGGATAAAAGACGGTTGGGAGTATCTGTTTGCCGGACGCTGAGTATTCGATGCGGAATGAACGGATAGGTTCTGTAACTCCTACCGATGAACGCTGATCTTCGCTCACGACAACGGTCGCTGCCCCCAAGACTTTGTTGATCTGTTCTTCAAGCTTGGCAGCGGTTGTACCTTCTTCAACTGGCTCAATTTCTTCTGTTCTTTCTGCTTCTCCTTTACCATACACAAGTTCATAAGCACCGCGTTCTGGGTGACCTACTACGTATAGTGCTTGTATCTCTTTTTCACCACCGATGCCCCAGCGCACGCGATCCAAGAAGACGCCCTCTAGAGGTCGGCCGTCGATATCGGTCTGCCAGACGCGGATGAGGTTGGGGTCGTTCGGAACATCGTTTGACCAACGCACGTTCTGGACCCCGGCGACATTGTGAATCTGCGCGAGTAGGTCTGAGAGTCGGATAACGCTACCAAAGAACTGATCGGCAAAGAAGGTTTCGATCGCTTCATGGATGGCGTTGTTAACCGTCGAAGGCGTTGCCTGCGGAGCGTACACCACTGTGATGTCCAGCTTGAAGTAGCGCGGGTGAGCCCTGTGAGCAAGCACGTCTGTGGTGATCTGCCTGCTTGCCTCTAGTGCAGCCTGCAAGTCTTCGATGTTCTGGTCGTAGAAGTACGGTTCGACTTCCACGGTTTCCGGGCTTTCGCGTTCGCTGAAGCGTATCCCGGTGTATTCGGGCTCCGGTTTCACTGGGGTCGGGACGCCTTCTTCAGGGCCTCCGAGATCGGCAGGAATGGTTGCGCTCCACTCGATGCCATCGCGGGCGCGGATGGTGCCTCCGTAGCCCGAGACATCATGCACGAGCCAGTAGTGAACGCCTCGGTAGTATTTGCTTGTCCCGATCGTGATCTGTGCAGGAACGCCTAGCACCGGCTGCGAGAAGAGGGACGTGAGGATATTGCCTTCGAGCGGACGCTTCGTCGGTTCGCCGTCGCGTCGGTAGTTCTCGTAGTAGTACATGCTCGTGGGGTTGTCCACGAACGCCTGCGAGTTGCCTGCTAGCGGAGCGGTGAAGATCGTAGAGGTTGACTGTTCGTTGGTGCCGTCAATGTAAACGTCTACGGCGTTCGTCACGTTGTGCAGGATGCTGTTACGCGACGCAGATGACGTGTAGGCATATTCGAACAGCACCACATCGTTCGGCGAGAGAGCCTTGACTGCTTCTTCTGACCCCAGGTAGACGTTGATGAAGGTGACGTTCGGCTGGTTTTTACCCGTGATGTTGGTGCGCGGATCGACGCCGACGCCATCGATCATGGCGCGTAGCGTGTCACCCTGGAGGAGCGGTGGGTAGTTGAAGTCAAAATCCACTCCTTCGCGGAAGAAGAATTTGCTGATGCCAGATGTGATGTTGGATACGAAGACCGGCAGACCTTTCCAGATTTCCTTTGCGAACGGGTTGGTAGACAAAGCGGTCGTCCACTTGTTGACGAGGGTTTCGTAGTACGGTTTCCATTCGCCCACGAATACCCAGCCGTCTTCAACCGCGCTGGCGAGAGGTTTGGAGATGACGATTTCCGTAGGCGATTTGATCGAGGAGACGGTACCCGATGAAGCGAGCGTGGGGCTATCTTCTGATTTGAAGACCTCGACAGGTTCCCCAACTTTGATACCGATCGTGGACGGGATGGTGACCACGGTGCCACCATTTGCTCCAGAGCCACGCACCATGACCGGATAGGGGTAGCCGAAGTAGGATTCCCCTCCGCCAAACGGATACGATGTCTGGTCGTCTCCGACCGGGACCTGGATGTACTCCTGGTATTTGGAGATCGGCCCAATGACATTGGCCTTGGTACTGAAGGCTGTTGCTACGCAGAGCGCGAGGAACTGATCTTCGGTACCAGCAAGGTTACGGAAGACCGTGTTCTTGAAGCGCGTCTTGAGGCTATTGTCGTCTTCTTGATCGGTGCCTCCTTCGGTCGCTGCGGGGTTGGTGACTGATGTGATCCCCAACACAGGGGCGAACGACATGATCGTAACGGCTTCAGCCGGGACGTTGCCGATGGACCCAGGAGTTTTCGCCTTGATCGGCACGAGCCCCGTTTCAGATTCTCCAACATGCAACGTGACTGTCGAGGTCGTTACGAATTCAGGCAAGACGCCATCGGTTGCCGTCGAGATATGAGACTTGAGGATTACCCCTGCCGGGATGACGATGTTGGCGGTCGCGGGAGTGTTGCGTTTGAACTTCACGAACCCTGTGGCGATCGTAGCCTTCTGTCGTTCGAAGCCAAACAACGACATGAAGTTGGTTAGGTTCGCGCCGAACTTGCTATCGACGTTGAGCGCTTCCTGTAGCCCCACGAGATCGATGGAGTTTTCAGCGATGGCTCCTGACACCGTATCGAAGACGAGGCGCTCAGGTGTTCCTACTTCGGCAGAGATCGTCGGCTTGAGCAAACGAATCTGCGCAACCATCTGTTCTGCGATTTGGGTTTGAGTCAAGACAGGCATATGATTTTGTCTTTCTTCTGAAGATTACAACTTGGATGTGCAGGCTGCACATTCACATATCCGTGCATACCGCCTTTGGCGAGCGGTATGCGATGATCGACGTGAAAGTCATCTTCTGTGACGAACTCCTCGCAAATACCACACATGCCCCCGTGCATCTGGTAGACAACACGAGGGTCAACATCCTCGATGAATTGATTTTTCTTATAGGCGCGTCGCTTCATAGACCTAGCACGATGAAGCAATTTAGCATTGGGTTTTTCTATGTATTTGTGGTTGTCAGATTTGCGTTTTTCAGGGTCTCTGGGTACATACGGTTTACGTCTACTCTCTTGATTACGGCAGGTCGTGCATTCTGGTCTACAACCGTACTTTGACGTTGGATGCTTACCAAATTGATCAAGAGACTTGATCTCATTACATATTTTACATTTCTTAGTTTGCATTAGGTGCTCACCGGAATACTGACTTCGAGTGTGTTGGTACCGACTTCGAGTGTTAGGTTGCAGAGCAAGTGATCTTCTGCGGCTACGAAGTTTACACTGACCACGCGCAGCAAAATCTCCTCAGGAGTTAGTGTCGGCTTTCCGAATTTGATTGCATCATCTTCATTACGCGCGATCTGCTGTGCCTGGTAGTTCTGGCAGATGCGTAGAAGCTCGGAACGGACAAGGGCTGCCGCATGCTCGAAATCTCGTGTGCCGATGACGGTGGTTTCGGGATTGATCAGGTCTTCCTCTAGGACCGATCCAAATTCTGGGTGGAGTTCCTCAAAACCAAGTGGGGTCAGAATGGCACACACTAGGTCCTGTTGGAGCTTGGCTGCATTCACAACGGTACCAAGGGATGTTCCACTTAGACCAAGGTCACCGTTTTTGAGTAGCAAACTAAAGGACATGTCATCTATTATCGTATCGCACTCGTCTAAACAATCTGTAGTTGTTGTCCGGTGGCAATGAAACCCGTCCCTTTGCCTTCGACAATGAAGTATTTTTCTGCCATAAAGGAAACAGAGGCATTTTGAGCGATTGTGATGGGTTCTGCAAATAGCTGGTTTCCGTCAACTGTGATTTTGATTTCAGTACCGGGGGAATCGATAGTATGAATACAGACCAAAGCGGTTTCTCCAACCTCGTGTCGGCTACTGCTGTATCCTTGAGGAAATGCTGCGGAGGTAGAAACGTGTATTTTGAAGGAACCCGGTTTTTCGCCCGTCTTGAGTAGTTTGAGTTTACCTTGAACATTTAGCAAAATACGACCAGTCGCCGTGCTGATAATTGCATCTCCGGGTATTGCTTCAATGGTTTCACTCATGATCCTTCGCCGCCTTCTTCTTCTTCAGTCGGTTCTTGCGCCTCATAAATCCCATCCAGGAACCAGGAACCATTCTCTTCACGCACCACCCACTTCTCTCCAGGCACAGGCCAACGGAATACATGTGACAGGTAGTATGCGTTGATGGAGATGACCTCGCCATTGCGCGTTTCTGCTTCGATGGTCCTGGTGGCGGGCTCACAGGTGATGATCTTGACTCCGCGCTTGAGTCGTATGTTTACGTGATCGCTTAGCATTGGTGTCTATTATGCTTTGGCAGTATGGGTTGAGGCTTTGATTGGAAGTGCCGGGCGCTGTTTCGGAGCAGTTGCTTTCTGCTTCGTTTCATCGCGTAGAGGCTCGATAAGAGCGTCTACCATATTAGGCGGTAGATTTTGTCCGCCTACGATCGGAGTCTGTGCGTTCGGCTGTAGCACGGATGGGGCGGTGAGTTGCGCTACAGTCTGATACCCGTTGGTCGTGTCCCAGGTGTGCGTGACAGATTCGATGAACATCTGGATACCGTGCTCAGGGAAGCCAACCTTACCACCGGGGAACAACTCGGGCATGAATGTGAAAGTAAACGGCGTGATGAACTGGCGGGACCACCCTAGTAGGAATTGCTGGTATGCCAACAGGCACTCATAGATTGTACTGGTTACTAGCGGGTATTCCTCCTTGAGCACTCGTGGGCCATAGCGTCGGAGGAATTCGACCGCCTCCTTGCTGTTCATGAGTGCTGAAACTCCTGGGCGCTTCTGATCGATTTCTTCCTGTTCGGTGTTGTACAGGATGCCTTCGGAGTCCATCGCTTCGAAGATCGTCATGACGCCAGCCTTCTGCTCGATCACCAACGGGTTGCTTGTCGGGCTAGCGGGGTAGATTGGGTTGCCGAGAGAGAAGACGTGCGTGACTAGGTTGTCATCGCTAAGGTCAATGCCGCCATCAAGAATCTCTATGTCATAGATCAACCAGTAGGCATCGTGGTGACCGAATTCACCGAAGTAGTCGGGGTAGAAGGCGTAGAAGTCGCCATTCGGTAGCGACTGGAAGCTGCGCAAGGAAGCTTGGCACACCTGCTGAACGAAGTTCATGAGTTTCTGTGAGTTCATGAGCGCCTTCTGGCCACCGAAAATCTGTGCCTCGGCTCGTTCGATAGCTCCTGGCAAGCTGATGTTGGAAGCGAACGCCGCTGCTGTAGCCTGACTGAGGATTGAGCCAGTGGGGGAGCCTGAGCCTTCTTCGCCTTTGGCGCGACCTTCAGTTTCTCCTTCTGTCCCTGCGAGAGCCGGAGGAGGTTCGCCCGTGTAGGGTTCTTCCAGTTGTTTGGTTGATAGGTGCATCGATTCGTATGACCCGCTAGCCGACGGCCATTCGCTTTCGTTTTCCCCTCCCCAGCCTGCGCCACCGTTCGGGTTCTTGTTCCACCCTGTGCTGAAGTAGCGGCCATTGATTGTCATCCACTCGTGCTGAGCGTTCCAGTAGATGGTGACGCCTTTGCCCTTCGGGCCAGGACCCGGTTCCCCGATGTTGCCGTAGACGTGGCCCATTTCACCCGAGGTACCGAACGATGAGCCCGTGGGTACGAACCCACCGGATGCCAACACAGCAAGCACGGAGCCCGAGCAATCAAAGCCGTTGACGAGTGAGCCGCCCGTCTCGTGTTCAGTGCCCATGCTCGGCGTACCGACGTGAGGGTGACCGCCCCCGAACGAGTAGGGGTAGTTCTTGTTGCTGATTTCAGAGGCGCGCGAGATCATCACGTCCATACGTGTACGCTGACCACTACCCCCCTTGCCTTTGGTTTCCTTGGAGTTGCGCTGAGTTTCTTCAGGGCTTTCTTCGTTTTCTTTCTTCTGGGTCGGAGGGTACTGAGAGATTAGGCGCTTTGCCTTGGCGAGGTTGACGGCCCAGTCTGGCTTGTAGGCTTCCTTGCCCGGCTGCTGCGTGGTGGTTGCCCATTCTTCCCAGTTGCCTTCGATCTTGAGGTTGGGATTTTCCACGGCGCGCATGACGGCAGCCTTGCAGAACGCTTCGGTGGCTTTCCCTGTGTCGCGTGCGTCTTCTGGGTAGTTGACTTTGATGCCGGGGTAGGGTTCGTTAGATGTGAACTGGAACCAGCCGGTGGCTTTGGCCGAGTTGAAGGATGTGATCTCGCTCTGGTTGAATCCGCACTCACATAGGGATGTGCAGATGACGAAGGCGGGCGGTAGATTGTTACGGTTGGCATCTTCGGTCATGGTTTCCACCACTTCCTTGACGTTGGTCAAGTTGCCCGAGGCTTTGTTTTTACCTTCCCCTCCGCCGGGACCCCCGCCTTTGCCGTGCGAGCTAACGCCAATGGCTGCTGCCCAGAAGAGGTTGATCTCTTCCTGAGCCTTTTTGTCGTTCTGTTCGAAGTCATTCCAGAGCTTGTTGATGAGCTTGGGTACCGACGCCGGTACGTTCTCGATCCAAATCTTCTCGTCCTGCCAGTCGCCGATGAAGAAGAGAATCGCCCATAGGAGGTTTGCGAACGAACCATCGTTGGTCGCATACTGACCACCTTTTTCGACACCAAATGGAACGCCGTTCGGGCTGTTCTTGAATCCTTCCTGACCGGCCTTAGCTGCCCATTTGTCTGCTAGTTCGGTTCCCTGTCCGCCTTCGATGCCACCTGCGGTGGGACCGATGACCTCACCTTCGGGACCCTTGGTCGGGTTCCAACCAAAGTGTTCAAGTAGACTGAGTGTATACGGCTGGGCAAGCTGGTACCAGGTGTAGAGGAGTTTCTTGAGTGTGCAGGATGCTTCGAGCGTGATCGGACCCGGACGCATCTGGTAGTAGGGAGTCTTGTCCAGGAAGCCAGTGAAGACCTGCACGGGGTGACCAGGCGTGCGCTCCAGGAAGATGGTAATCGGGTCCTGAGGATGGAAGGCCACTTCGCCGGGGCGTGTGAAGATACGATCTGGGTTGCGCAGCGTTAGCTTGGCTGTCGATACCTGATTGACGAGTCGGTTGATTTCTCCGCCGATCACATATTCCGACAGGTCCATGATTTCTTCGCGCGTGTTCTTGATGAAGGCGTAGCACTTGGGGCTGTATACGAGGCGCTGTGCCATTAGAAGCCGCCCCCTCCAGGTAGTTGCTGCACGAGTTCCACTTTGGGTTCAGGCGGGGCTTCTGGTTGTTTCGGAGGCTGCGCTTTGGGTTTCGAGTTCGCCGCCGTTTCCTGCTTCTTGTAGGTCGGCTGGTACGGAGTTGTGAGCCCTTCGAGGATGCTCACCCAACTTGACTGTTCGTTTTCGAACACGCTAGCCGCGACATCCTCATAGATGCCAGCGAATGACTGGGCGATTGTGAAGTTGAATGTGAAGGCGGGCGCGTATTCACCTTTTTTGTGTTTGCGTTCGATGCGAGGAATGAATCCCTGTGCGCAGGTTCGTTTGTGCGGACCCTTCATGATCGGTCGATTGACTTTGAGTCCGCCGCCCTTGATTTCAAGCTGGGTGATGTTGTTGGCAGCGTTCCCGACGGCCTTCTTCTGCGCCTGATGGATGAACTCGACTAGGACCCCGTAGTCGCCCTGGTCAAGGCACTGACCCTTGACGGTGAGAGATGGGAGCACGATGTTGTGAGCGTAGAAGTCTCGTGTGTATCGGCCCTGAGATGTGGTGCCGCTGATGCCGACGTTTAGAGTCAGTTCTGAGACAAAGAAGAGGACCTTCGATATCCCGTCACACAGGACGCCGTTGGCTGAACCGAAAGCCGCGTTGCGTCGAGCTTCGCTGATGCGCGTAGCGCGAATGTCGTATGCCTGTTGCGTCTCGGGCACGACTCCCGCCCAGGAGGTAGGCACATAAACGGGCAATGACTCACTGTTGAATTCGGCAGACATCCTATTGATTACGGCTGCGATACCTTCTACTTGTTGCTCTTGACCTTAGCCCCAGGAAGCGTCGTGGTGGGGGTTTCGCCCTTACCTTCGTTTCCGAAGTTGGGCTTAGCTCCCACGGCCGTCTCATCCTGGAAGAAAGTGTCGTTGAGATATGATGGCAAGAGCGAGTTGTAGTAGTCGCCGATCTTGGTGACACCTTCCGCCGCTTGCTTGGCTGTGGCTTCCACGAACTTGTCGCCCAAGAAGGTGCCGGGCGCAATGAAAGGATTCTGCGCCGGGTCCCCAGACTCCGGCGAGATGGTACCTTTGAGGTTGAACTTTTCTTTGTTGACCAGTTCTTGCACTACGAGATTTTGAAGCTTGCTCACGTCAGGTGTCTTGTCAACCATGTGGGCTTTGAGTTGCCATTTGGGCGTAACCGTTTCGAGAGAGTACATGAACCCAGGAGCCTCAAGCGGCTGGATTTCGAATCTCCATCCACGGTGCGCGTACTCCATTATCATTGGGACCTGTGAGTATTTGTCGGCGCTGGCTGCGCTGCTGCCCTGCGTGGCGATCGTGAAGTACTGCATGAAGAATTCGTAGATTTCCTCGGCTTCCGAGTACTGCCGCACGGTTCCTTCAACCGTAACGTCGTCTATGTACACGCTGAGAATCTGTACGACTTCGCCGCCGTAGGTGGGGAATTCAGCGACGTTGAGTGCATAGCTCCATGCGATTTCGTCTGCGCCCGTGACGACTATCAACGGTTCTCCGCCGTTGACTAGTTCATGGTGGAAAAGCAATTGCGTTGCGGCCATGACTATTGTCCTGGGGTGACGGGTTCAGCGCGCTGAGCCTGTTCAGCCTGGCGCATGACTGATTGCTCCGATGCCGTTTCGCCTGCTGCGTTGGGTGACGCCGCCTTGTTAGAGATCGGAGAACCACCTTCGTTCGATTCTGCCTTCGCTGCTGCGGCCGGGAACTTGAGTTTGAAGAACGCCTTAGCCGGACCAGACAATTCGATTTTGGCGTTTTCTTCATTCTGCTTTTCGATACTGACCTTGTTGAGCTTTTCAAGCGCTTTGTAGATGTCGCCAGCCTGGTGGGTGACGCCCTCTTTCTTGATCTTGGCCAGTTCATCTGAGCTAACTCCCGCTGCTGCCGCTGTGGCGTACAAGCCTTTCGGTCCTTCGAGTTCGCCACGTAGTAGACCTTGCTGAGAGCCGGTGAGCTTGCCTGCCTTGGACGCCTTAGCCATTGCGCTCGTGTAAGCGGAGTGCCGTGAGTTCAGCTTTTCTTCTTCTGCTTCCAGTTCGCCCCTGACATCACCATACTTCGCTTCGTCCGAACTGAAGATATCGCCACTCGGCATCTTGGACAGCTTGTCTTTGAGTTCGGTGACTCGCGTCTGCGTAGCGGACCATTCGTTGCGCGCTTTGATCAGCGATGCGCCATCCTTGCTCTTCTCGTTAGCCTGTTCCATCGCGTAGCGGTGCTGCTGGACCGCATTAGCCTCACCGAATCCACCTTGCACGGCTTCGAGCTTCGGTCCAATTTCTTTCAAGCGCTTCGCCTCTTCCGCCGTGATGCTCGGTTCGAGCATGTGAATGTAAGCGCCTTCCTTTTCAGCGGCAGTCTCAGTCACTTCGTATTTGCCCGTGACCTTGTTGAGCGAGCGCGTATCGGTCTGCTTCGGTACGTAGCCCGCGACTTTCTTTACAGTTTCCCAGGCGTTGAGGGCAGCGGAGTTGCCCGACATACCTTGAATCTCCCAAGGCATGATGCCCTTACTGAGTGCTTGCACCTGGCCGAACTGCCCTTCGTTGATCCCCTGCACGAGGAGAGGATTCATTTTGGTGACCTTGCCGATTTCACCATAGGCGGTCAAGCCGTGAATCATGGTCGATCCACCCTCGACAGATTTGGCCATGAACTCCTGCGCTTTGACGGCTTCTGCTTCAAGCGTCTGGTGAGTCATCTTGGCAGTTTCAGCAAGCTGTTCGATGCCCTGCGTCAGTTCTCCGATGTTGCCGGACCCTAGCTTGAGAGCGCTCGTGAATTCGGAAAGGACCTCGGGGTTTTTGAATCCTTTCTTCATCAGCGGTTCAAGGGCAAGGGCCAACGTCTCTTGTTCGCCTCCCATAGTCAGACCGAGCATCCCGCTGTTACGCTGGTTAGACCATCCCTGAGAGCCCAACGCCTGACGCAACGAGTTAGCTTCACCAAGGCCAATCCCCGATCCCCCGATGGCTGCTTCCGCTGCGTTGACGACGGTACCCAGACCTTGTTTACCAGCGGGCGATGTGATGGCCGCTAGCGGGTTGGGGATACCAAAGTAGTGGCTAGCGCCAAGGAACCCTCCGCCTAGTCCTTCACCCTGTGGTGAGAAGCCCAGCGATGCGCCAGCGTTGGACGCACCGAATCCGATGTCGAGCAGAGGGGAGAGATATGTTTTCGCAATGCTTCCTACGACGGCTGCCTGTGATGCCTTCGCCAGTGTTCCGGAAACATTGCCTGCTGCTATCGGGCTTTGTTTTTCGAGCCATTCTTGTGCTGGCATTGCCTCCGAACCCGCTTCGCTAGCATAAGTTTCGTAATTGCTCAAAGCTTTTTTACCTGAAACCTGAGAAGCCAATTTCAATACCGCATCCAATCGCCAATCCCCGAAGCTCGGAATGCGAATTGGTTCTTCCTCTAGGCGTTGAGCTTCAACGTTAGTCTTGCCAGCAATGGCACTTTGTTCTCTTGCCCACTGCGATGGCGCTCCAGCTTGACCACCTGTAGCTCCAAACATTTCATTCCATTGAGGTCCCGTACCCGTCCCAACGAGTGACGATCCTCTTGTTGCGAAAGAGGCATCTGGATTCAATTGACCTGGCTCATGCGTTCCGATTTGGGCTCCTGGACCAGCCTGTGATACAAATTTGCGCACTAGCGCCGATTGATCTAGCTCTTCAAGTCCTGTGTCTGTGATCCGTTTTCTTTGCGCAAGCGCTAGCTCCATCGTCGGGGCTGTAAGCGCCTGGATATGTTCGTCAAGGCGCGATACGGCCACATACAACTGTTCGTTTGCACGCCGACCCGCTTGTGCGGGATCAATATCATCTGCCGTAGCCATCAGCCATTATGTCGTTGTTTGGCTCTAGTTGCTAGACTGGTGATGATGCGCATTTGCCAAGAAGAAGGCTGCTCAGAACCGTGTAAGATCGGGGGTAACGATGTTTGTTTTCATTTGTGCCCGGAACATTACGCGATTTACAAACGACGCAAGAACCGCGAGAGCTATCAACGTCACAAAGAGAAGCGCATTCGGGAAGCAGTTCGATGGCAAATTGAGAATCCTGGGCGTTACAAAGCTCGACAAGTGGCTTATCGCGCTCAGGAGAAGGCTAAAGAGACGGAGCGACAACGATCCAAAAGGCGGTATGTTCAAGACCCCGCTGCCAATCGTCAACGGGTGCGTCGATATGAACATCGTAAGAGGGCTGCCGCAGGAGACTATACCGAGGATCAACTACAGTCCCGTATTGACTTTTATGGCCGACGTTGCTATCTCTGCGGTTGCGATTGGGATGCCCTGCCGCAAACCGAGAAACACCTTGAGCATGTCATTCCACTTAGTCGAGGCGGTACCAATTGGCCATCCAACATACGTCCAGCTTGCGGGCCATGCAATAGACATAAGTGGTCTAAGCCTCTTGACAATGCCCTTGCGGCTTGATATGCTGTAGGCATGCTAACGATATGGAGCGGCTCTTTGGGTGTCCTTTGTTACTCGCTTTGGGTGATAGCGCGTTCGCATAAACGCCCTGCGATCAAGCAATCACAAGCAAAGCCGCTCAGAATACCGCCGAGATTCCCTGACCGCGCGCTCATCGAAGGCCATAGGCGTTTCGTCCGCGCTCAGGAACGCGGACGTTAGCCTACCTCGGGCTCGTAGCCTTCGCTCTCCCATTCTGCAATCATAAGCTCGAAGTCCTCCTCGGTTGTCGGGTAGCGGATTTTGACGCCAGGACCCTCGGCTACGATGTCCTTGCCGTATAGCTCCTTCCACATCTCCGGGTTGGAGATGAACATAGAGCGTTCGAGGTCAACTTGATCGTTGTCCCTCTCGATACGGTTTTCCTCGCCATGCAAGCACATGACAAGCTCGGCCTGGAAGTCGTTTAGGGCTGGATATCCGAAGCGATCGGTGCGCCCAAAGTATCCGGCACGGTCAAGGAATCGGGCAAGGGCGGCGAAGGGACCCGGTTCCTCTCGGAGAAATCCTGTAGTTCACTAATTCCCCTGAGGGCTTCTTGCTCCAACTCCAAGTAGCGCGCGTAGAGGAAAGAGAGCGTCGGCTGGTACCACTTCTGCGAGACGTAGTTCAAGCGCGCTTTGGCGAAGTCGTTGAGATCAGGTCCCGCCTTGGCGCAAAAGTCAGGGTCACCGTCTACTGACGTGAGGCTTAGGGCGACTTGAGCGTTGGCCCATACCTCACCCTCAGAGATTGAGCCTCGCCACGGTTGCACTATGATCGAGACTGCGGCCTTCTCAGACGGGTAGAGGGTGCGTAGAGAGAATGTGTGACCACAAAACTCGACTTCCTTCTCGATGTGACCAAGGAACGCCAAGCCACGCACCGGGATACGTGTTTGTTCCGAAAACAAGCTGAACGGATCGACGCTCTCGTCCCCTGTTGGTGCTACCTGTTGCTGGTCTGGCATATTTCCTCCTGAAGTTTTGGTCCCTTGCGTAGATTACATGCGGGATGTGCTGTTTGAACGTTATCATAGGTGTGAAGTCCACCTTTGAAAAGAGGGATTACATGATCGATGTGGAACTTTCCTATGATGGGCTTGTTGCAAATTCCACAAATGCCTTTGTCACGGTCAAGGACGATTTGGGGATCAATTGGCTCTACGAAAAGACTACGCGCGCGAGTGCGGCGTGTTGATTGCCTCTTCCGAGTTTTGATTCGATTAGCGTCTGGGTATCGGGCTCGCCAAAGCTTTGACTTCTGACGATTTTCATTGCGCCCCTTTTCGCTTTGTCGCCAATCTGCTTGATATTGATGCCAAGCATCCGTACAAGCATCACAACGACATCTATGATTGCTGTAACCGCCAATTGTTCCGTGATCCCAAGCCACGAATGTAGTATAGCAAATTAGAGAGGATTGTCACGAACCTTGAATGCAAGGCTCGGATTACCGTTACGCGTGACATAACGGAAGTTCACTGTGATCTGCTTCAGCACTTCCATCGTGCCTACTGCGATCTGCTCGCCGTCCTGGACATTCGTGATAACGCATCCGTGATACTCCTCTGTGTACGGAGTGATCGGAGAACCCGCAGGTCCCGATGCCCCGAGAGGACGGATGATCTTGACGATTTCGGTCTTGGCTGGTTCAGCCTGAGCCTGACGGATGAAGATGTCCACGATATCGACAGCGCCCATGAAGATACCGCCGTTCTTCGGACCTGTGAGTTTGAAGTTTGTGCTCTGGTTTTCAGGAGTTTCAGAACCAAAGGGACCGTTCTTAGCACCGAGGCTTAGTCCTAGTCGGTCCCACACCTTGGATGCCGTACCACCGCTACCGAATAGCTCGAACATATTGAGCACGATCTGGCCCGGACCTGCTGCGGCCGGAGTGATGATCTCGATCGGGTAAGGCTCATCCATAGGCTGGATGGCAGACATGCCTCCGCCGACGGGCTGCGGCGATGTGTATGAGACTTGCTGGCAGAAGGTAATGGGCTGACCTCCGAACGTGAAGATCGTAAAGCCCGAACCACCTACGCGAACTCTTGAAGTGAATGTGGGGTCTGTACCGGCCATCGTCTATTACTACGCCGTTTCGCCTTGTGTCGTGTTTTCCGTAATCGTGACCGTCTGGCTCGATAGATCGAGTGAGAATACGATGTCGATGTAGTTGAGGGTGAAGGCCGGGCGGTAGCTGAAGCTTGCTGTGATTGTGGTCGGTTCGAGTGACGCGATCTGAACGACCGGCGTTGCGAAGTCCACAAGATCGCCTGCTGACTGGAGAGCACTGAGGACTCCCACGATTGCAGAGCGGACGATGATCGGCGAGTTACCGTCTGCGATAATCTGACCGATGATCTGGTTTTCAAGAGTCTCTTTGACGGATTCAACCATCAAGAACTTGGCACGGACCACCGATACCTCAGAGCGAGATGCGCCGTGTCCTATATCAAGCGAGATCGCGTGACGGCAGCGGATTTCCCCACCTTTGGTCTGCTCGATGACCATGAGTCCTTCGCCAGCATCTTCGTTCTTCTGGGCCGGGGTCCTGAGATCGCGGACCTTGGTGAAGCCCGTGATGCCCTTGCGGGTTAGAGATGAAGCGACAGGTCGAGATGCGAGCGCACCGGCCACTGCGGCTGCCATGTACTCACCACCGAGGTTGGTTTCTCCACCTTCGGGTAGAGAGATAGCGAAGTTACCACCGTTGATCAAGATGTTCTGTGCTGCGAGCTTACCGCCAGCGTAAGCGCGGATGTTACGCGCATGCTGCCAGAGAGTCGCCTCTAGAGCTTCACCAGTAGTAGAGTCCTCTCCAAAGACGCCGTAGATGAACTGCTCTTCGATCTCGCGGTATTGCTCGTAACCCAAGAAGGCGCTGATGATCGAGTTCATCGTTCCATCTTTGACTTCCTTCATCGACTGTCCGACGACAGGCACAATGATGTCGATTGCTTCGACTAGGTTGAGGGCTTTGAGTGTACCTTCCCAAGTTTTGACTTCAGCGTTCTGTTTCGCGGTCGGCTGTTCCGCGTTGATGATGAACCCGTTAGAGTTGTATTCTGGTTCGGTACCGCTGCTGAGAGCAAAGAGCGGCTGAAGGATCACGTTGCCAGCACCGCTTTCAAATGCCTTCTGGGCAGCGAGGCTGAGCGGTGACGTGTATTCCCCTTCGGTGTTCTTTTCTAGCGCACTTCCGAAACGGTTTTGGACTTCGTTGAAGTTGAAGAGACGGATCGGGTTGTAATAGCCAGCCGGAACGTAGGTGTAGGTGACGTTGACCAACTGGTTGGCTTTGATCAGACCACCGTTGATACGGATGACTGCGCCCGCTGATTTGTCAACTTTGTACGCGCCCGCGCCTTCTTTGTATTCCTTGAAACCCTTACCTTCGTTTTCGCCTTCAGCGGGGTTGGTAGCGCTGTAGACGGAGATGACAGTCTCTAGCTGTGAGCCAGGAAGAGACGCCAAGAAGGGCAGCGGTGTCGGTTCCAGTTCGAAGACCAGAGTGGTTTCTTCAGTTTTGGTTGCGTTCTGGCTGAGTTCGATTTCGGTTTCGCCAGGGACAGCGGTGACCGTGGTTCCTTCGGGGATGCCCGAGCCGGTAACGGTAGAGCCAACGTCAATGAGTTCTTTGGCTTTTTCGAGTCCTTTGACGGTTTTTTCGCCAGATTTGATTTTCGCTTTTTTGGCTTCGAAAGCCCCTCCGCCCAGGCGTACTTGATCAGTGCGGGTTTGGTGGCCTAGCGTGAGTCCAACAAGCACCACTTCAGAAGATGAAGCAATGAGCGGGACGACCTGCGGAGCAACCGCCTCTGTGATAGTGACGCCAGGTGGTACGTAAGGTTGAGCCATCTCACAGGTTATCTCTGCGGATTAGCTCCTTAGTAAGCTACAGCTTGCGGGGAACGAGGCTGCCCCGCATGCTCATCCCCGCATCGAAGGCTCGATGGTTTTCCTCACGGATCGGTGGCAAGTTGTAGTAGTCTTCATTAGGAACCTGACCGCCAGGGAATTCGCTCGGTTCGATTTCGCCATACTGGCCTTCTGGTGTGTCTGAAATACCAGTTGTATTCCAAGGGTACAGCTTGACGCGCTTGACCAGGCCGAGTGTGCCTTTGAGGCTTTTCGGCGTGATGCTGTAGAACTCACCGAGCACCGGAACGCGGTACTCGCATCGGTAAATCCAG